TGCCTGAAGCAACAGTGCGTTTGTCTACTTCGTCAGCCAAGAACTTGTCATTGTCTCTCAGTAATGTTTCTGCTTCAGCAATGCTGTCGAAGTTGCGTCCTTCTTTGCGAGCTTTTGTAAGTCGGCGCTCTAACTCACCCTTGAGCCGGCTGAATAGCTGATACCGCTTGTAGTTGGCGTCATCCTCGGAAATCGTTTGAATGTCTTCCGGGATGTTCATTGCGCCCTTCAACCAGTTGGCTGCGGCAGCATATTCATCGTCCTCATACTTCTGAGCTTGCTCGCTATAAAACTTACGGTCTTTGTTGCTGAGTTTGTCAAAGTGGCCTGCTACATCGCCAAAAGAAATGTTAGTTCCTTTGTCTCTAAGAAACGCCACACTGTCAGGGTCTGATTGTGTCCGGCGCTCACCTGCCTCTGTGTACTTAGTTGTAAGCTCTGCGGCCTTTTCAGGGTTAGTCCTATCAATGATAGCTACTTCTGTCTCAAAGGCATTAGTGTCACCGATAAGCATGGCCCGCATAGCGGCACCTATCGCTTGGTTCTCAGATGTTTCAGCCGCGCTGTTCTTATTGTTTTCTTCGCTTTCTTCAAAGTTTATTTGCTCTGTGCGGCGTTTTCGCAGCTCTTGTGCTATGTCCGTATCTGACATGCCCTGTCCACGTAGTATCTTTACTGATAGCTGCATGCCGTCTGACAAGCCGCTAGTCTTGCCCGCCTGTACATCTTTAATAACCTGTATGGGGTCATCCGCGCCAAACGTGCCATCTGTCAAAACTTGCAAGGCTGCGCTTTTGTCTACCTTGTCCATGTTGTCTTGGAACGTCTTGAGCTCTGCGCCTGTCAAAAACGAAATGCTTTTGGTTGTTTCGTCCCTGCGCTTTTTCTCTAATATGTCTGCGCCACCCTTGCCGTTGATGATGCCAGAAACCGAGCTGACGCTGTAAGTCTCGTTGTGATTACTGCGAAATGATGTTTCTAGCTTTTCGTTTTCCTGTTTAACATAAGCCTCTAAGTAACTGTTCCACTTGGTATTTGCCACAATGGCTTGCTCAGCGCGGAAACTGCGAGCTAGGGCAGGGGAGGTTTTGTCTAAGGTCTTACCGTAACCAGCTATGACAGTGTCTAAGACAAGGCCGAAAGACCCAGGGCTAAAGTCTTCTATGCCAAGCTGTTGCAGATAGGCGTTCTTTGTTTCCTCTGGCATATTGGGCAAGCTAAGAACAGTGTCAAAGATGCCGGTAATTTCTGTAATGCGAGTATTAGCCAATGCAGATATTTCATCAGCGGCAACAGACAGAGCAGCCTTTCGTACTGCCCGGCCATAGACAGAGCTCTGGTCACCGGGTAGCTCAATCTCCTCGCCACGCTGATAAGCATCTTCTATCTGCTGTTGTGTAGGCGCATTCGTAGCGCCGTACTCAGCGCCTTCTATCTGAGCCTTTTGTTCAGCCATCTGAATGAAATAGTTGCTCATGCTATCAAGGCTGCGGGCTATACCCTGAAAACCTCGAGCCTGAGCTTTAGCACCCTCAAAGCTAACGGTAGGCACTCTGAGGGCCATATTAGAACGCTTATATCTTACTTGCTCTGCCATGCTTTACATTCCAAACAAAGTTTTTTGACCACTAGCATTCATCTTGTAAAAACCGTCAGTGCCATAAACTTGTCCCGCGCTGAGTGCACCTTGCCCAAGCTGAATGAAGGCCTCTGTTTTAGCAGCTTTCTTTACATTTGATGCAGCGGTGCGTAGCGAACCAGCCTGATACTCAGCCATTTTTTTGGCTATGGTTGCGTTGTCGCGAGCAATGGTAAACTCATTTACGCCTTCGCGCATGTTGAGCCTGCCGATTAAATCTTGCGATGACCCACTGGCTAAGGGGTTCATGTTGCCCGCTGCTGCCCGAGCTGTATTTGCTGCCATAACACGTTCAAGTTGCCCGAGGCTCGCGTTTGCCTCTTGCTCGTACTGGATGGCCTGCACACGCCCTTGAAGGTTCGCTTGGTTGGCTTGAGCCTCTAGCATGTAGGCTTCTGCCTTACCGGCTTGTATAGTCGAATATGCGCTTGCTGCGCTTGTAACTGCTGCTAAGACTGCTAGTTCTACACCTGACATGCTATTGCCCCACGCTCACTTTGTAATCCAAAGACAAAACCGTAAAGAACAGCGGCTTGCTCTGGCTGATTGTAATCTGTGCGTCCCGGTCATAACCGAGAAACCCTTGTGTTTTTTTGACACCTGAGAAGTTGGTAACACCCCCTGAACCTGACAGCGGTAAACTTTGCAGAGGCACCTCCCTACCATTCAGCGTTAAGTTCTGAGAGCGGAAGAGTATGGGGCTTACCTCAAGGATGCGCCTGCGCTGGCTCTGCACCGCGCCACTAGACAGTCGGGGTTCAAATGGCTGTGTCTTCACCGTAACGGTGTAATCAAGCCCAACCTCAGCATAACTTGTCGGAACGCCGCCCAGTGTTACATTTCCAGAGCTGTCCACCGTGTCATCTGTATCGACAATGTCATCCCGGATAATCTTGACCGTTTTAGCTTGCAGATGCGACAAACCGCCGGCTGTTGTGTTAGTCGGCAGGGCTTGGTCAGGTGACGCTGGGCTGGCGTAATACTGAATAGCGCTGTCTGTAGTGCGGTCATCATCGAACAGTTCGACATAGTATTTTGTTGCGCTGTTGACGGTTCTTTTTACAACTACATAAATATCGTCTAGGTCTACACCTACATCGATGAAGTCACCGTCTGTGGTGAAGCTGGACGGTGCAACTATTTGCTGGGGCCGGTTCAGCATGAAAGCAGCAATCGTGCCAGTGAACCCAGTGCTAGATGCCCGGTATCCGGCTGAGCTACTCCCATTCACAATCAGCAACAAGTCACCCTCAGTCGTGTCTGTAGCAGCACGCAGAGCCATCCGCTTGGGGTCAACAATCATGTGGGAGGAGAGCAACGAAATGTTGTTGGCCACATAGGACAGCTCTACGTCAGAGAACAGCATTTCCCGCAAGGCCTTGCCTTGGCGCTGTATAAAAAGCGTCCCGCCCTCAGCCGCTTGTGGCCTGATGCCTACTTTAGAGCCCCGGCGGGTTGCTGACTTGATTGTAATGTTGGATGGCGTGATAGGGTCTAGGTCTGCCTGCGGCACGAAAAACTCAGCGCCTGATGTAAATATCTGTAAGTCACGACCTGAACGGATAGCGTTGATAGCATTGACATTGTCTGTGGTCAGCTCAACAAGTATGGCATCATCATCGAGCGCTTCTGCTGCTTTGAAGTTGAAGAAGTCGCTAACCTTTGAGCCGAACAAAGTAGAGGGGTTAGAGGCACTACCGCCAAAATACAGGCGCCCTTCATGGAACGTGCAGGTTCTTGGCCAGCCCCGAGTGTTTGACCAGGCGTCTACATAGCCTGTCTCTAGCTCCCAATCACCATTCGCTATAGCTGCACTCGCTTCAAAGAATGGTATTTCAACGATGACCTCAACCTCAGTAGCGCTGTTCTGAGCAACTATCCGAGCTCTGCCAAAACCGTTTGTCACATTGATGTATTGGTCAACGTGCGAGCTGGTGAACACACTGGCGCTGGCTGTAATGGTTACCGTGCCGTCTACAGCGTCAGGCGTGATAGTTCCAGAGGGGTTAGTTGTTGTAAGACTGTCAGCTACCCTTGGTATGGTCAGGCTCAGAGCTGATGCCGTCCATGTTGTATTGTTAGCGCCGCGAACCACTTTGAACGGAGCAAAGTTTTCATGCACGATAATGAGAGTGTCAGCGCTTTGCGTGAAATAGAGCTTGTCCATATCGAATGTAGAGACATCGTACAAAGTGCCTACCGAGTAATCGAGATAATCGTTGCCGCTGCCGTTGATGTCGGTCAGTAAAGCCCCAGCGGCGAAAAACCTAAACCTGATTGTTGTGGCGTTGTTCTGCGCTGAGGCCACTATCATGAAGTTTTGCGTAGTACTGAACTCAAACGGTATCATCACCACGCCGTTGCTGGGATTGTCAGCGGTAATATCTAAAAGAAACTTGAGCCCCGGGCGCCGGCTGAAACCCCCTTGAGGCTCGAACAAAACATTGTCTGCAACATCGACAGAGCTGTAGTACTGTTGCAAATCAATGCGACCCCGGAGTAGGGGGTCTAGCTCACCGACAGTGAAGTTCGCTTGGTACTGCTGTATCCGGCTCATCGTACATCCGTCAGTAAGTAATCTCCCACCACTGACGGTGTCTGGCCGCCAGCATCAATATTGGCTGCTTGTCTAAAATAGCCGCCTCGCAGACCGTCACCTGGAGTGCCAAGGGCAACTGTGCGCCAATACTCAGATTTCTGTGTCTGGTCAGTGATGACCTCGGCTATATGCCATGCTACCTGGTAGGCAAGGAGCTGCACAAAGTATGTGGGCATGCCGCCCTCGCTCACTGCTTTCTGATAATCTATGTGTATTTCTTCTGCGTCTGTCATAAGGACCGCGCCGCCAGATGAAGACTGCGCTATCTCCCACTGCTTAAAAAGCTGGCCGCCAGCCGCTGAAGTGGTACGGACCGCCCTCGGAACGCCGAGCAGCATGTCATTGGGAAGCAGATACTGATAGGTCCACTCATTCTGAGGGGTGACTGTGTCCCGTGCTAATTCTGTTTTTGCGATAGTAAATGACCACGGATACATACCCATAGTCGAAAACTTTACTTCGGTATAGATTGTATTGCAGGCCTGAGCACCGGGTGTGCCATCATTGAAAGAAGAAATGGCCTCAGCTCCGAGAAGAAGCAGGGCCTTGTTACAAATACTTACATCGCTATCGCCAGCAGCCATCTACACCTCCAAAGAGAAGAGGGGGCGGTTTCCCGCCCCACTCGATTAGTCGCTGTCGGTTTGGGCAATGGTTGTGCCGTCTGATACATCGACCACACCTGATGCGTTAGAAACAACAGTGTGGATTGATGACGCCAGTGTGCCACCAGTGCTGGTTACCGAAATGATTACATCACCAACTGCAACGTCATCAGACACATCGTTGAAGTATGCCGCTGTGTTTACATCGGCTACAGCGTCTGTAGTTGTGTAGGTGAAAATCTGGGGAGCTGTGCCTTTTTTAGCATGCCCACCGATAGGGTTCCAACCTGCTCTTGCAAATGCCATTAGTCAGTCTCCTTAGCTCTCATCCATGACCACATCGATGATGCCATTTGTGTCAATGGCACCGGCACCCATAGACAGCATAGCTGTAATAAGGAACGATGTTTTTTCAGGGATGTAGTTGATTTCCGTCTTAGGAGCGATGCCAACAGCACAGCCGAGAGCTGACTTATGGAATGCAAACCCGGTACGGTCATTCGATGACTTCGGCAAGCCGCCTTCATCTCTGTCTCCAATCACATGGAAGGTGAAGCCCATCATGGTATTAATAGAGCCAGAAACGAGAGCCTGAATGCTCTGGAAGTCTGCTGAAACCGCACGTTCATCACCCAACAGGCCAGCAAGGTTGTTGGCATGGATAACAAAGTGACGGTCTGTCGGAGGTACATTAGCAGCGTCCAACAGCTTCTTAGCTTCAATAATCTTACCGATATTGAGGTTGGAAGCAGTGGCTGAGCCTGATGTAACCACAGTCTTAGCAACGGTGCCGCCAGCAGAAGCGCTGTTCAAGGCATCGATGATAATCTGGTCTTCACGGCGGCCAATGGCGTTTCCGACTAGCTGAGCGAGCTCTTGCCGCTCATCGAAATTGACCTTGGCTTGGTTGAAGATATCCGAATATTCAGCAGCCACATAGTCAGTAAGACTAACGGAAATCTGGCTGAACGTGCCGTTGATTGGCACTACATCGGTCTGTGGTGTACGAACAGATGCTTGACCTGTTCCGACTTTAGGGAATTTTACGGTGTCCCCTACAACACCAGTACGCATACGAGCAGCCCCGCGAAGCTGTGCAGCACCCTGATAGGCCTGATGCACTTCTGCTTCAAAAAGCTGGACAAATGCGGGTGAAAGGTTCGTAGACATTTTTCACTCCTCATGAACCGTTACAAAACTTGCGCCTTGATAGGTTGTCGGGGAGTGCCCCGGCCTCTGGCTTCGCTGTACGTCAGCGCCCGGTGGATTTCTCCACGCCAGACCGGCCCTATGGGTTATCAGTCACTTACAGACATACACTACAAGCTGTAGCTTGTAAAGCATGCAGACACTTCATCTGGTTTTTGTACAAAAAAATGGGGGCCAGAGCCCCCAAGTTCAGGGGCCTACCCGTATCGTTTTTGGAACTCGGCTTCAACTTGGCGAGTGTAATTCATGTCTGAGCCATAACGTGGGTCAGCCATTTTAGCCTGAATAGATGCCTTGAAGTCATCTTCAGACATGCCGGCTTCAGCAACATCAGCTATTGGTATCTGTGACATATCGCCGGTCATGGACCGTACCTTTTGCATCAGCCGCTGCCCCATGGCTGTACCACCCCAGACGTTGAGCTCTTCGCGCTCTTCGGCAGATATGATGCCTTTGCGCTCCAAACCGTCAGCCCAGTTGATGTTTGACTTAATGATTTCATCAGCATTAGAGCCCAAGGCTTTGCGCTCTTGCTCGTAGTTCGCCTGCATCTGTGCGCCATTCTCAATCGACATCTGTGTGATTGCGCCGGCCAGCTCATCAAACGCTGCTTGGTTTATGCCGTACTTTTGCGCCCAATCAAGGTAAGTGCTAACAACAGGGTCTTCCATGTCATAGCCAGCCTCGGTCATTACGCTAGTGTCATACTCTTCAGGCGCCTTGTGTTTGCCCTGACTGAACTGCTTTTGCAATTCATCGTATGATTTAACAATCTTCTCTAAGTCCGGGCCTTCCTTCTCGTCCCAGAATTTCTCTGGGAACCAATCAGGCCTTTCGTAGATGCCGTCCTCATCCTCGACCTCAGCCTGCTCGGCGTCCTC